GCTCTGCCTCGACTCGGGAAAGTCCGGTGCGTTGCGAACCCTAAATGGCCGCCGCAGTCTCGCGCGAGATTTGATGCGCCACATGGCGCAAGGGATCGAAGCGCAGACAAATGCCGGACCCGATAACTCCATCCTCGGCCGCCCCAAGCCCGCCCCCGTCGCCCGCGCCGGGATCCGCTCCCGCCTCAGGGACGAGTCCCCCGACGACGACGCCGCCTTCTACGCCAACCTCGGCGTCCCCAAGCCCAACGGCGGGGCAGTTTGATTTCGGTTGGGTGCCGCAGAATTTCAAAGGCAAAGCAGAGGACTTCGGTCGGCACTACAACGAAATGGCCGTCCGTGTTTCAGCGGAGGATGTTCGTCGCAATTCGCTGCCGGCGAATCCGGACGGTTATCAGGTAAAGACCAGCAAAGATTTCAAGCTGCCGGACGGCGGTCAATTCCAGGTCGATGGCGCCAATCCGCTGTGGGCGCAATTCAAAACCTGGGCGCACCAGAATCACCTCTCGCAAGAGGCGACCGAACAGGTGGTCGATCTCCTGGCCGCCTATCAGCACGGCGAGGCGTCAACGATCCGCAACGCCATCAACGCCGAGATTGCCAAGTTGGGCGCGAACGGGCCGAACCGGATCAACGCGCTGCAAACTTGGTTCAACGCCAAGGTTGGCGCTGACGACGGCAAGCTGCTTTCGCAAGCCCTGATAACCGCCAAACACGTCGAAGCGTTTGAACGTCTCGCGGCGAAAGACGTAAGCGGCGGTGCCGCGCCGTTCTCCCAACAACATCGCGAGCCTGCTCCGGGTAACGGCAAGGTTTCCGACGAGGAATATGCCCGCATGTCGCCGGCTCAGAAGTGGAATTACTCGCGCGGCTTCGATCAGAAGCAGTTTCAACGGTGATTGAGAGGACACTTCGATGGCTGGACCGTACCCCGCACTAATCACCCTGACCGAATACGCGAAGGGTTTCGAGAAAGAGGACGTGCGCCGAACCGTGATCGAAATGTTCACGCAGTACAGCGACGTTTTCGAGGTGATGCCGTTTGAGAGCCTGACCGGCGCCAAGTACACCGGCTATCGCGAGGCAGTGCTGCCGCAGCCGGCGTTCCGCGCTATCAACGAAAATTCTTCGGCCGGACACGGCACGATCAGCCCCTTCGATGAGGCGACCTATATCATCGACCACGATATTGACGTTGACCGCGCGATTCAGGATCGCCACGGGCCCGAGCGCAGAAATTACGAGGAGCGCATGGGCATTACGGCGTTCTGCCGGCTGTGGATCGACAACCTTATCAAGGGCGACCAGGCGACCAATCCGCGCGTGTTCAACGGTCTGAATGTGCGAGCTCGCAAGTACGGTCGGCTCTATCACAATTCGGTCGCCTCGGGCGGCGCGCCGCTCAGTCTCGCGAACCTCGATCAATTCCTGAACAACATTTCCAAGAAATCGGGCACGACCTACGTTTTCGTCCCGTTCATTGGCTTGCCGCTGTTCATTCAAGCCGCGCGCACCACCACGCTCACCGGCTTTGTGATGCAGACTTGGGATGAAACCGGAATGCCCAAGATCAGCTATGCCGGCCATCGCTTCCTGTGGGGCTACCCGAAGGACGATCACAATCCCGTTCTGCAATTCAATGAAGTCGCCTCGGGTGGTGGATCGCCCGTCACCGCCTCGCTCTATGGCCTGACGCTTGGCGAGGGCATGTTGCGCGGCATTCAAGTTCGCCCGCTCACTCCCGAAGATGTCGGTCTGTTGCAGGACCGCCGCACCTATCGCACGCACATCGCGTGGGACGTGGGCATTGTCGATGAGCACAAATACTGCCTCGGCCGGCTCGATTCTTGGACGCAAGCGCCCATCGTTGCCTAACCGAAAACCCTGCTGACGGAGTACCGCAATGGTCAAGATCCTTCGTCCTCTCCCGCTGAACCTTCGCCGCAGGGATGCGCTCGAGGTCTTGCGCAAATACGCGCGCGATCCGAACGCGGTTCCGAGACTGTGGGCCGGCGCTGGTGATCGCACCTATGCCTTCGACCGCAACAATCAGCTTTCGGACAACGCGGCGGCCTACACGGCGGCGGGTTATTCGCAAGTCGATGGTGCCGATGCGGTGGTGGATCTCGGCGGCAATCAGGCCGCAGTCGTAACCCTGCCGCCGATTGCGGACGTTGCGACGATCAAGCCACAACTCGCGCGCATTGATGCGGTGATTTGGATCAGCGTGCTCGCAATAACCGGCGGCGTGTCGTTTCTTGTGGTCGGGTCGAATGATCCGGTCTTTGGTGCCGGTAACGTGGCGCAGCTTGGGCAGATGCAAGTCGGTGCCGGCGCGTCTCAACCGAACCCGATTCCCGCGCCGGCAATCCCGGGCGGCAGCGGTATTGTCTATGAGATCCTGTTTACAAACGAACAGGCCAATCAAAAGTATCAGTATCTCAAGCTCTACAATCTCGCGCCGACGAGCATCAACTATCGCGCCTTCCTGGCCGTGCTTCCGGAGGAGTAATCCGTGCCACGGCCTCTTGTCGCTCCGAATCTACACATGGTCGATGACCAGCACGATCAACAAGTGTGGTTGTGGGACACGGGGCCGCGCAAGCCAAGGATGCCCGAGAAGCCTGTCCCGCCAAAGCAGGATGGTATCTCGGAAGGCGAATATGATCTCGCGATGATCGAGTTCCGCGTGATCCTCGAGGACTACGAGACCGAGCTCAAAGCGTTCGGCAAGGCACGGCTCGAGTTTCAGGAGTGGCACAAGAAAAACGGCGGCCCGGTCGAGTTCTCGCAATACTCTTGCGATGCCGACGATACGTTGGATCGCGAACCGAACCGCTACTATGTGAGCTCGCGCACGCGCGGGCATGAGAACGATGCAAATTCAGGTCTACCGCCTGGGATGAAACCGGGTCACGGCCAAGCCGAGCTCGAGAGACGGCGGCGCGAAGGCGATGAAATGCTCAAGGAGGTTAGGCGCCAAGATCCGATATTTGGCGACCCGAATTTGCGCGCCGGTTAACTGTTCGCCCCCTGAACCTGACGGCCGCAGGGTTCGCCCTTGCGGCCATCTTTTTGAGGACGCGCCAATGAGGATCTTCGCGGCTCTCCTCGCTTTCCTGTTCTCGGCTGGTCTTGCGATGGCACAGCCGGCGCCGGTTCCCGGTCTGCCGGACGCGCCTCGCATAGCGACCGTCACCCTCAACAATTCGACCGGGCCCGTCTCGATACCGTTCGCGATTTACGGTGATGGCACCGACTATCAAAATTGGATCGAGGTATTCGTCAACAATGTTTTGACGCCGCAAAGCGGGAATTGGACGCTCACCTCGCCCTCGGGTTCGCTCAATAGCATCGCGCGGCCGATTACGAATGCGCAAGTTACGTTCACCAATCCGCGAACCGGGACGGTCATTGTCGTAGGCGCGCGGCGCCCGCGCCGTGTCTCTCAGTTCGCGGAGAACAAGGGCGTCCCGGCGCGCGATCTCAACGTCGCGATTACGGATCTCGTCTCACAGAACCGCGAGACCTGGGACAAGCTGAACGATATTAGCGGGCGTGCGCTTCTCGGCTTGCCAGGTGAATCGATTGGGTTGATGCCGCCGGCCGCGAATCGGATGGGCAGTGTTGTCGGGTTCGATTCAACCGGCACCAACGTCATCATGTATAGCCCTGTCGTCGGCGGCGGCGGCGGCACGCTTGTCACTAGCGTTTTTGGCCGTATCGGCGGGGTAGTAGCCGCAGCTAACGATTACAGCTTTTCGCAAATTGGCGGCAATGTGGCTCTCGGGCAGATGCCGCCGATTGCCACAAACAACCTCTATGGCAATCTCGGATCCGGTGCGGCTGCGATTGCGGTGCCACCTTGCGCGACCGGCAACGCTCTGACTTGGGCGGCCGGCGTCGGCTTTGGGTGCAGCACCAGCGTCACAAGTTTTAACACGCGAACCGGGCCCGTTACGCCTGCAGCTAATGACTATTCATTCGGGCAGATTTCCGGACAAGTCGGCTTTGCGCAGATGCCGGCGATTGCGACAAATGCAGTCTACGGCAATCTTGGGTCCGGCGCGCAAGCGTTGCCTTTAACGGGATGCGCGGGCGCTCTTAATGCGCTGATATGGACAACCGGCTCGGGTTTCGGCTGCAACACGATCCCTGTAACGGCTCCGGCCGGCTCACCAAATTCCTATCAGTTTAATAGTGCCGGCGCATTCGCTGGCTCTCCAACGCTTGTGCATACGAACGCAACCACGGACACCGCAAGCGGGACGCTTAATGTCACCGGCACATTCCAAAAGAGCGGGACGACTATTGCCTTTCCGGCGAGCGGAATTGTAGTCGGAACGATCGAAGCGCAAACTCTGACCAACAAAACCTTCGATACGGCGAACAATACATTTTTGCTCAATGGCGTCACCATCGCCGGCACGTTGGGCACGACGGGCATTATTCCGTACACCAACACGGCAATGGCGATTGGAAATTGCGTCACTATAGATGCAAACCACAATCTTTCCGATGCGGGAGCACCTTGCGGCGGCGGCAGCGGCGGCAGCGGAACAGTCGGCGCCGGGACGGCTGGCGCGATTGCCTTCTATCCAAATGCCGGGACGGCAGTACAAGGCGATCCGAATCTAACCGTCAACGCCGGCCATGCAACCATAGGCGTTCCCGGTCAGACTACGGGCATAGCCAGCTATGCCAGCGTTACCGGCGGCACGATCACGATTCAACCCCCTGCCGGCGTAACGCTTAGTGGCACTCTGACTTGGCCGAACCGAACAGCAAACATTGCATCAACGTCCGGCGCTCTCACCAACGGGAATTGCGCGCAGTTTGATGCCGCCGGCAACATTGTTGATGCGGGAAAAGGATGCGGCGCACCGGGCGGAACGAACGGCCAAATTCAATTCAATAGCTCTGGTGCATTCGGCGGCTTTACTATGGGCGGCGATTGCACAATCACAACGGCGGGGGCCATTACTTGCACAAAAACGAGCGGCGTAGGTTTTGCGACGGTTGCGACCAGTGGTGCCTATAACGATCTGACCGGCACGCCTGTGCTGGCTCCTTCTGCAACGACCGATACGACCAACGCCAGCAACATCACCAGCGGGACGCTGCCAAACGCGCGGCTGGCGTCCGGCTTTATCAATACCGGAGTTGCACTTACGGGAGGTCCGGCTGTGGCCGGCGGCGGGACCATTGCCGTTGATACTGCAACCGCTGCCAATTTTCGGGCCGGCACAACTAATAAGGTTCTAATTGCGGATCAGGTGTTCACTGGCGAGTCCGCACCGACTCAGGCGGGCGCGAACCTGAACCTCGACATGTCAACGATCCTCAACGGGGCCGTCACGCTCTCCGCCAACATCACCACGATCAACATGTACAACTTCAAGGCGGGACAAGCAGGGCTCATCAAATTTATTCAACCGGCGACCGGCGGCCCGTTCACGATCCCCGCGACGTTCAGCACATTTTTGAAATGTGCGGGCGGGTGCAACTACATCTTAAGCACGGCGGCGAATGCCGTTGACATTGTTTCCTATCAATGCACCGCGACCAATTACTGCGTTGGCGGCACATTGCTCAAGGATGTGAAATGAAGCGCTGGCTACTTTCCGCAGCATTCTTGCTTTCAAGCGCATGGAGCATCTATGCGCAACTCCCTGGCACATTCGTAGCGATTGGCGTTGGTCCTGGCGGCGGGGGGGTCGTCGCATGCACCGTTACCGGCACCGGCAACACCGTCACGATTGTTGGCTCACTCGTCAACTACAAGTTCATCGTAAGCGGGACGATCACATGTCCGGTCGCGATCCCTAACACGGTCTACTGCATCATCGCGGGCGGCGGCGGCGCCGCTGGGAGCGCCTATGCCGGGGGTGGCGGCGCGGGTGGCATGTTGTTTGGCTACGGCACGCTCGCCCTGGGCGCGAACACTATCACGGTCGGGGCCGGCGGCACCGGATCGGTGAACGGCGGAAATTCCGTTGCGATTGGCAAAACGGCAACCGGCGGCGGCTACGGCGGCCCCGCCACTAATGGCGCGGCTGGCGGGTCAGGCGGCGGCGCGGGCGCGGATGCCACCAACACTTATGTCGGCGGTGCGGGCACTGCGGGCCAAGGCAACAAAGGCGGTGATAACCCGATAGTGGGTTATGCGGGTGGCGGTGGCGGTGGGGCTGGTGGTCTAGGTGGGGTTGTTCCTTCCGGGGGGATGGGTGCGCCCGGTGGTATTGGTCAGACATGTCCGGTCGATGGCGTGGCCTATGCCGGTGGTGGAGGAGGGGGGTCTTACTCAGGTCCAACGCCTGCACTTGGAACACAGGGCGGTGGGAATGGTGGCGTCGGATCAACTAGTACAGTAGCAACCCCAGGAACAGCAAATACGGGTGGTGGCGCAGGCGGCAACAACGGTCAAACCGTCACGGCTAACTCCGGCGGCAGCGGCAGGGTGATGTTGCAGACTGGCGGAACGCCAGAGACGCCTTGCACCGTCACCGGGACTGGCAACACCGCCGTTCTTCAACCGAGCCTCAAGTATCGCTACACGATGCTCGCCTCAGGCAACATCACCTGCCCAAGCGCACGGCCAGTTCGCTACTGTCTGGTCGCCGGTGGTGGCGCGGCAGGCGCAGGCGGCCAAGCAGGCGCAGGCGGCGGCGGCGGAATGCTGATCGCATCGAGCGGCACGCTGGCTAATGGCGTGAACGCGGTGGCGATCGGAGCGGGCGGCACTAGCCCCGGATACAGCGGAAACGGCACGGCTGGAGGCAACACGACGGCATTGGGTCTGACGGCTAATGGCGGCGGTTTTGGTGTCTATACTGGCGCTGGTGGAAATGGCGGTGCAGGCGGCGGCGGGGCGACCGGCGGCGTTGGTTCCCAAGGTGCTAATGGTGGCGTTGCCGGTGGTGGCGGCGGTGGTCCGCAGGGGATAAATCCCGGTACTACCCACAACGGTGGGGACGGTTCGCTCTGTCCGATCGACAACAACTATTATGCAGGCGGTGGTGGCGACGGGCAAACTACATCAAACACGACGGGCGGCAAAGGCGGCGGAGGTTACGGCGCTCCATATAGCCAGAATCAGGGTGGTGGCGCCGGGGTCGTCAATACGGGCGGTGGCGGTGGAAGCACTGACGGCTCTGGCTTTGCTCCTGCGGGACCGGGCGGCACCGGCATCGGGATAATTGAGGAACTGTGACATGACATGGCCGGTTCAAAAACTCGACGTTATCAACGATGCGCTCGTTAGCGCGGGCATTGATGAGGTGTTCACCGCGGACGACGGATCAGATAATTGGAACGCCGCGAGTCGCGCATACGAGATTGCCCTCGAGTTCATGCTCGACAATCATAATTGGGCGGCGGTGACCAAGATCCAAACCCTTCAACCGCTGACGACGCCTCCCGAAGATAGGCAATTCGATACGGCTTATCCGAAGCCGCCGGATTGCGTTCACCTCATTTGGATGCGGCTCGATGATGCGCCGGTCATCTACAAGATTGTCGGCAATCACCTCGAGGTACGCGCGATCTCTGGCTCGAGCCTATTCTTTCCGGCACCGTCCGGCGCCACACCCGGGGTTGTTCAAATTCAATATGTTTCCTCGGATCCTGGCGGGGATCAAAGTCCGACAACCGATCGCATGGCGAGAACCTTCATAACTGCGCTGATGTTTTTCACATTGAGCGGGATCTATCGCTCGCTGATGTACGATGTCACCGAAGCCGCGGCTATGTGGAAAATCGGGGTTGGCGTTCTGCAGGAGGCAAAGACACGCGCCGATCAAGAAACCCCGAAACGCTCGATGTGGAATAGTCGGCTCTTTGCAGCGCGGCGCGTGCGCCGGCCGTGGCCGCAGCTTCCGAGTGGATGGGGCGGAACCGGATCGCCGGGGTGATGAGATATGGCGCGACCGAAAATCACCGGAGCACAACGGGATTTTACGAGCGGTGAGCTCGATGTCGGCGCCAAGCGCGCGGACGATGCAAAGCCGTTCCTTGGTGGCGCGCGGCAGATGAGCAATTATCGGATCCTCGCGACTCGAGTGCTCAACAATCGACCGGGCAAAACCGCGAAGTTTTTGGCGACGGGCCGAACCGAAGCCGTGTTGATGAAGCCGGGAAGCGTTTTCTATCTCAATTTTGATGGTGGGACGCTCAACGTATTTAATTCTGCCGGCGCCAATGTATTCACAGCGAGCGGGATGCCTTGGACGGTGGCGACCTGTCAACAAGTCGTTTGGGACGTTTATTTGTTGAACGTCTATATCTGTTTCCCGGGATCGCGGCCACAAGTCTTAACTTGGGATGGCGTTTCCGCATGGTCACTTGCAAACTACGTCGCGACAATCGCCGGTTTAGGACAATCGCGAGTGCCGTTCTATCGGATCTCGCCTAAAAGCGTAACAATGCAGCCTTCGACAGCCGCAATCGGTGCCGGCGCTACACTTACGTTTTCCTCGCCAATTGCTGTTCCCGGCATGGTCGGAACCCTGATGCGTTATGTTGACGCTCAAATTCTGATTACCGGCTACACGGATCCAACACATCTAGTCGGAAACATACAGCAAAAAATACTCGATGCGTGGTTGATGGGGATTGGCGCTGTCAGCGGTTCAATTCAAGTTGGCGACCTTGTTATCGGTGCCACGTCGGGCGCGAAAGGAATCGTTACCAATTTAATTTACTCGGGCGGGGGCACTAGCCCGCCGACACAGGGGGCCGCGCCTGTTGAGATAGAGGTTCAATATATTGTTCCTGGGAAATTTTTCGGAACGGGTATCCCGGGTGTGTTTGGTGCGCCTGAACTACTCGTCGGCCCCTATGGCGCGGTGCAGATCACAAGTCTCCCGAATGGACTCCCTCCACAAGCTATCTCGCTGTGGGACGATGAAGTAATGAACGATTTCCGGGGCTGGCCCTCGGGCGTTCGCGTCGATCAGAACCGGGTCATCTTCTACAATTTTCCCTCAGTCCCGAACGGGATTTCTTGGAGTGCTATCGGCTCGCCTTTTGATCTTTATGTCGATCAACAAATTCCCACGGCAGACGGTGGAATGTTTGAGCTCGCCCCCGGTAAGGCGCAAGTGCTCTACGTTGAGCCTGGGGCAGAAGGCAACGAATATATATTTACGACAATCGGGATCTATTACGTTCCTATCTCAATCAACAATCCGCTCAAGCCTGGGAGCGTTGCCTTCAATCTAATAAGCCGCGACGGTTGTGCAAACGTGCAACCGAGATTGCTGCAAGAGGAGCTCATTTTTATCAACGCCGGCAATCTGCGGCCGATGGTGGTTGCGGCGACGGGATCCTATAGCCGGCCATACGAGACGCGGGAAGTGGGCGACCTGGCAACGCACTTATTCACCGGGCCCGTTTGCATCGCCGCGCCTACTGCCGATAGTTTCTTTCCGGAACGCTACGCCTACATTCTCAATGCCGATGGCTCTATTGTTGTCGGCTTCTACAGATTGCAGAACGGGTTGCTTGTCGGGAATGCCGGGTGGATTCCTTGGACGGGGGCAGGAAAACCTAGTTGGGTCTCCGCGCGTCTATCGGAAGTCCTCTTTACGAATGTCTACAACGTGGCGGGTGGATCCGGACCCGTGTCCGTGGTCGAGACGCTCGATTCGTTTGCGATCCTCGATTGTAACCTTCCGGTCAACAATCCGCCGGCCGTACTTGCGCCGCCTGGTGGCAAGGGTCCGCTGTGGTTTATGCCGGGAGTTACGGTGACGCTGATTGATAACGGCACTGTATTCATGGGCACCTATCAGATTGACGCCAATGGATTCATTGTCCCGCAATTTACTGGCGGCGAGAATCTGAACAGTCCGAATCTCATGGCCGGTCAAGCTTGGACATCTGTGCTCGAGCCGTTCGTTCCGATGGCGCCGGCCGGCGAAGCCAGGAAGCAACGCATGGTGAAGCGACGCGCTGTTCGGGTAACAGCCTGGACAGTTCACAACACCGGCTTTGTGTTTGCGCGGCTGTTCGGTGGTCCGCTTACGCCAACGTCGCCGGCTCTCGGCACGATCATGAATATCCGCCGGATCACGGCCTACAACATGGGCGACGACGCAACACAGCCGGCGCCGATGCGCGAGCAAACCTATGATTATTTCCCGTTGGGTCTATCGTGGGATGCTCGAGTGGCGATCATAAAAGACACGCCAGGTCCGTTCACACTAGTGGAGTTGGGGATAGAGGCGACGGTGTAACATGGGCGCTGCAGCATTGCCGATCGCGGGCGTGGCCTCGATAGCCTCGTTGGGCATTTCCGCTTATTCGGCGCACGAAAAGGGTGTCGGCGCCAAGGCTGCGGCTGATTACAAGGCAGACACGCTCGAGCGGGCCGCGCAATACGGCGAGCTCCAAGCCGCGCAAACCGGGGCTGCAGATCGCGAAAAATTGGCGCGCACGCTCGGCATGATCGACTCGGTACGCGCGGCTGCGCATACGGATCCAACGTCGCCAACGGGCGCCACGGTGCGTGATTGGTCTGAGAACCTCGGCGAACGGCAACGCCTAACCGATCAAGAAAGCTTCCTGCAACAAGCCGAACAGGAGCGATCCGACGCCGCATTCTCTCGAGCACAAGGCAAGTATGCGCTCGGGTTAAGCAACCTTGATGTCGCCGCGACGCTCCTCAAGGGCGTGGGCGGCACGAATTTATCCAACTTTGGGATTGGAAGTACCTGATGGTCGATCTTCCTGAAACCCCGATCACCGGAACAACCTCGCGCACGCCGCGCACGGCTATTACGCCGGGGGAAGTTGCATCGCCCTACGAGTTGCTCTCGCAATCGCTCGACAAAATGGCCGGGGCCGGCGAAGCGATTGCCACGCGCTACGGTGAGGAGGCCGGACAACAAGCGGTTACGCAAGGGCCCAACGGACAGCCGGTAATTGCCAAGGCGCCGCTAATCGGGCCCGCGTCTGACGCCTACGCTCGGGCGGCCAATATCGAATACATGACGCGGATGTCGCCGCAGATTGCCGAGAAAATCGAACAGGCGCGGATTGATGCCAAGGGCGATCCGCATGTGTTGAGCGAATCGCTCAAGAGCTACCAAAAGAGCCTGCTCGATAATACGCCGCCGCAGCTACGCCCTGCCATCGGCAGACAAATGGCCGAACAGGCAACGCACGCTGTCGTCTCAACAATGGCGACGAATGATGCGGACGTGCGCGCGGGCGCCCTCAAGGGGATGCAGGATGAATTATCGAAGGTAACAGATACAACGCGGACGTTAGCTCGGCAGGGTCTCGATACGCCGGAACAACAAGCGGCCTATGAGAGCAAGGCGAAGGATCGCGACGCGCTCTTGGACATGATTGCGAAGGATCCGCGCAACCATTTTACTCAAGAAAGCGCGGACATCGCAAAAGAGGCGGCGCGCAATCAGGATTGGGTGCAACAGAGAATTGGCGAAGTCGTTCGCAAGTATGTCACTAGGCAAAATAAAGCGGAAGCGCAGCATGATCTATATGAGGCATTTTGGACCGATCCGGCGGCTGCCGACAAAAAGCTAAGTTCGCGCGAGCGTGATGCCGCAGTCACCGAAGGATTGCACGCCCTCGAGATGGTGGGCGCGGAGGACGCTGCCGAGAAAAGCGAATTTCGCGGAACCGTAAAGGCATATTACGACAATCAATCAAAAGGCGTTCCCTACGATCAACAGCAAAACGACGCCTTCATGGATGAAGCGCGGCGACGCGGCGATTTCAAATCAATGGCGGATCTCGATGCGATTCGCCTGATGCATCCAATCATAACTCAGTCGCGTGTCGCGACGGGCCGCGACGCCATCATTCAACTCGATGATGCCACGAAAGGTCTTGTCCCTCATCCTTCGATGCCGAGTTATTGGGATGCGGCAGCGGTCGGACGCGCGGAAGGCGTCAGTCCTACGTTGATGGCAGTGGTTAAACGCGCGTCGGAGATTTCCGGCGAGCAATTTACAATCGGTGACAAAGGCGGTGTTCGCAGTCAAGAGGATCAGAATCGCGCCGTCGCGGAAGGGCATTCAAAGACTTATCACTCGCAACACCTAACGGGCGATGCAATCGACCTCACTCCCGTAGGGCCGGACGGCAAGCCGGATTACAGCAAGGCGTCGGAATCGAAGATGGTTGAAATTCGGCGCGCAATGGGACAAGCCGCGCAAGAGCTCGGCGTCAAGTTTGATCCTGCGATTTCGTGGGATCCGGCGCACCATCAACTCGCGCAAGGGTTTCGTGGGGCAATGCCGGCATACGCGGCGGCCAAAGGAGCGCATGAATACTTGCAAGAGAAGGGATGGTCGAAAGAAGCTTCGGCCGGAATGGTCGGCAACCTCATGGCCGAAAGCGACATGAATCCAAAGCTGCCGGGAGATAGCGGGCATTCGCTCGGTATCGCGCAATGGAAGGATGATCGACGGCAAGGTTTATTTGATTATGCGAACAAGAACAGCGTAGATCCGTATGATCTTAAGACGCAACTCGATTACTTCGACCACGAATTGAGAACTAGCGACGATCCGGGGGTGAAGCGGGCCCGTGCGGAATTGGAAGCTGCTAAGACGCCCGAACAAGCTGCAAGGGCGATGATGCACTTTGAGCGACCTGGCGGCTATACGCCGGATCACCCCGAAGCCGGCAATGGATACAACAATCGTCTGCAATATGCGCAGCAAGCCTATGCCGGCGATTACCAGGGGACGGCTCGAGCGTCGGGTCGTGACGTTATGATACCGGGCCATCGCGTTAGCGAGTATTCGCAAGCCGTGCAGCGATTGTTTCAATCGACCATTGCGGACATGCGAACGAACGTCGCCGGCTACGCCACAAAGCAGGAAGCGGATATTCAAGATACAATCAAGAAAGGCGGCAAGATTAGCGATCAGCAACTAAACGATTTCGTAAGCGCGGCTGTTGAAGGCGGCAAAGAGGATCTCGTTCCGAAGGTATCAGAGGCAATCGAAGCTAATAAAGCGTCGAGCAATTTCACGCCGGCACAGATTGAGACGATGCTAAATCAGGCGAGGCAAGGCGGCGATCCGGCCGCGCGTCGCGTCTTGGGCATGGCCGCGGAAGCCTCGGCCGCGAGCGCAACGCAAAGGAAAGACGATCCTATTCGGGCGGCGCAAAGTCTGAACAATCAAACCCCGGGTGATCTTAATCCGGCCGATCCTGCCGGGATGCGTGCGGAATTGCAAAATCGAGAGAAAACGCTGCAAACAATGCGGCAACAGTATCCCGATGTCCCGCCGGACGCTTCGCCTATTTTGAAAGAGGAGCGGGCTGGTTTCGCTAATTTGATTAAAGCCGGCGATCCCGCGCAAGCGCAGGCGACAATTACCGCGATGTCACAAAGTCTGTCGCCGAAAGCATTCGCGGCGGCTATGGAAACCCCGGAAACCAAAGCTGCCTTGCAAGATGCGGCGCGTTCCACAAGTCCGCAGCGTGTGCAATTGGCAATGGGCGTCCTCGACAAGCTTTGGAAAACGGAAGCCGGTCCCGAGTTCAAAGCAAAATATGGCGACGCAACGCTGATGGCTTTGCTCGGGTGGGAAGCAACCGCCGGCAAAATGCCGATCGACCAATATACGAAAATCCTCAACGATGCTGACAATCCGGCAATGGCGCAGGAGCGCGATAGACAACGCAAGGCGATCGACAAAGAATATGAGGTCTCAGAAACCGGCAAAGAGAAAATCTCGAGCGCCGCGGTCCTAAGTCAATTCGGTGGGTTTGCACAACGTCACTTGCCGTCGTGGGTGCCGGGGGTTGGCAAGGTGGAACCGGCAACGGATCCGAACGCCTTCGGTGAATCAAATGCGCTCATCCCCGGGATGATTAGGAACGAATACGTCGAGCTCGTCAAAGGGCTGCGGGGTATGGGCGCCTCAGAGGACAAGGCGAAAGAGGTCGCGCTGCAACAGATGCAAAAGATTTATAGCATCAACTCGTTTACCGGGAAGTTGATGAAAAACAATCCGGAGCAAATGCCGGATCTACAAATCCAAAATGATCCTAATTGGATGCAACGGTCGGTCAATGATTGGGTCTCGCTATCGCAAGGCTCACCCGTCACACAGATAGGGCAGCCGGCGCCGGAAATGACGGCTCATGTGCCGACGCCTGAACGCGGGCCATTGATGCAAGTGGGGGGCCCTCCCACGGAACGATTGCCGCAAGTTAATTGGAGATTGCACGCAATCGTGCCGGACGATCAGACTGAGCGGGACATAAGAGACGGCAAGCCGCCCTCCTATAACGTCGTGATCGACAAGAATGGATTGCTTGAACATGTGCCGGGACGCTGGTCGGCAAATCCGGAACCCTACAAGCCGGAAGCAGAGCGGCAATTCAATGCGCGCAACGACTATTGGCACGCTGTCCATGAGAATTTCCGAAAACTCGGAACGACCTATAATTCGCCGGATGCGCCGCAGATCCTCGAGGAGCCGCCGGGGCCAGGTGTCGATGTTGGCGGTGCCATTAAGCGCGGATTAGGTGCATTGGGCGCGGCCACGCTACCGCCGCCGACGCGCTATCAGGAAGGCGACATTGTTACGGGCCTCGGAACGCGCGGGTAAGCTATGGCTGACGAACCTCTCGAGCCGCAGCCGGGGCAAGTCCAAGTCCCTGATGAATCACACCCGGGCCCGATACAGGTTGCCGACGCGCCTCCCGCGGCATTGCCGACGCCCCCGATAACGCCGGGGCAGCCGGCCTCGGGAACCGAACAGCCGGCAGGGACGGGTATTCGCTTTGAACAGGGATTGCCGTTTACGCCACCACAGCCGCGGCGCCAGGTTACGGACGAAATGCTCGAGGCCGCATTTCGCAATTCCAATTCCGTCGTCAACCTTGCGATGCTGCTCAATCAGCAAACAGTCGGCGATCGCATTCCAAACTATTCAGCGGCGCCTATTCTCAAGGGCACAAAGTACGAGGGGGATTCGCGCTTTGCCGGCATGAACAATGATCGCGACACCTACGCGGAAATCGCCAAGCTCGAAGGCGAGGACCATGATCGCGAGATGTTAGATCAGGCCGGCGTTGCCGGCAAAGTCTTGCAGTTCGGTCTTGGCCTTGCGGATCCGTTGATTGCGTTGCCTGGTGGCATGGGAGTGAAGTTGGTCAGAGGCGCGGCGGAAGCGGCGATCGCCGGCAAGGTCGGATCGCGAGTGTTCGTTCGCAGTGCATTAGAAAGTGCCGCGATCGGTGGCCTCGGCGTCGGTGCGCAAGAGGGCGTGTTGCAGCTTAATCAAGATACGCGCACGCCTGAGGAGAGCGCCCTCAATGTAGGTTCCGCGACATTGCTATCGGCCATCCTCGGGGGCGGCGCGGCGTCGTTATTAAGCGCAGGACGGCGGCAAATCTTAGCAGACGACATAAGCAAACTGCGCAGGGAAATGGACGCTCATGCCGGTAATGCGCCGCCTCCTACCGGCGAAGTCGCTGCTCCTCCTTTGGCACCGGAAGCAGTGCCGCCGGGAGCGGAACCGGCGCCCGGTAAAGCCGCGATCGCCGCAGCGGTTGGTGCCGCGGCAACCGATGTCCGCAAGCTTGAGCTCGTTCCGGCGACACCGCAGATCGTCAGAACTGCCGCGCAGGGCGCAGTCGATCTAATTCGGCAAGTGCCTTTCGTCGGGCCGCGCACCGCAAAGATCTTGGAAGGCATGGCCGCGCTGCCGGATAAGACTAATCCGATGAGCCGAATTTTTGCCTCAGGTATTGATACCGCAAAGCGTGCGGTGGTTGACCTCGCTGAGACACCGCTGCGCTTCGTTGCAAACCTGGCCGGCGAAACGACGGTCCTCGGCGGCGGCCCTCCGCTCGAGCGACTCGCCAAAATGATAACCATGCAAACGCGGGTCGATGTCGGCGATAAGCTGACGGAGTTGTGGGATCAATATCGGTTTGCTCCCGGCGAGAAACCTTACTTTGCAAAAACGAGAGACACGCTGAATTTGCTCAATCGACCTGATGACAAGCTGCCGTTTGAAGGGTTCAAGGATCTCGTCGGCATTGCCATGCGCAATGATGACAGTCACGAAATTCCGCAAGTGCAGGAAGCCGCACGCTACATTCGCCAGCGAGTTTATGATCCGTGGTTAAAGCGCGCCCAAGACAACAACATGTTGCCGAAGGACATGGATGTTAAGACGGCCAAAAGTTACATCAATCGGATCTATGACAAAGAGCTCATCAAGCGCGATCGCAACAAATTCACGGACACGACCTTTAATTGGTTGAAGGGTGATCAAACGGTCAAGTACGCGGCGCAGCAAAGACTCGTCGCGAGCAACGATCGACTCGAGACCGCGAATGAACAACTCAACAAGATCAATGCGCGGATCGACACTAGCAAAGCAAGCCAAGCCAAATTAGAGGCTGCGCTCGAGGAGCGCGGCAAAGAGGCACGACGCACCGAACAGCGCACAAACCTGCTGGATGAACGCTCCGAAGATATTCGGCAGGAGATGCAGGAGACCCGGGACGATATAGACGCGCTGCGTCGGCAGGCTCGCGATCCGGCAATGCTCGCCCGTATCGACCAAATGCAAAAGGACGAAAGCGAACTGCGTGGGCAAGATCGCCCGATGACGGAAGCGCAGTTGCGGGCCCTCGAAGATGAGGAGCGCAAGAGCGTTCTAACCGGGGTGAACCGCAAGGCTGCCGAGATGCTGGTCGGCCGGCGCAAGTATCCCGAGGCGCCATCGTCCGGCTTCCTAACCTGGCTGACGCTCAACGGCGGCCTCAAAGATGAGGGCGGCGAGGTGAGCGGCGTGTTAGGCGGCCCGAATGTGAAGCCTGGGCTCATTAACCCGCAAGGTCGCGCCTTCGATCAGATGGGCGAGAAAATCCAAAACGAATATCCGAAGCAATTCCCGACAACGGAAGTGACGGGCCACGGTGCGCCGAATCGCGACGATATTTTGAATTGGATCAGCGACGCCACGCGCGGCAAAGAACCGTCTTGGTGGCTGGAAGGACTATCGCCCCGTGAGCGGGATCTGCATGAAGCCGGCAAGCTGGCCGCGACAATGGACGAGGCTCTCACTCGAGCCGGCGTCAAGGTTAACAAGATCCGCGACGTGGCCGACATATTCCGTGATGAGTCGAAGCTGCCGGTAAATCTGCGCGATCTCGACAAAATCGCGGAGGACATGGAAGCCGCAGGGCAATCGGTTCCGGTTGCGATACGACACCGCGCCGCGGCCGATGAGCTCCGGGTCGCCCGCGAGGACGTGGCGCGGATGCGGCAGTTGATTGCGCAGGCGCAAGCCGGCAATGCCGCCCGGGCGAATCGTCTCGCCACGACGGACATCAAAGCCGGCGAGGCGGCGCTTGCGGAGCGGGCGAACCGCGGCCGGCTCGGGATCCTCGAGGACCGGCTAGACCGGCATGAGGCGCGGCGCACTCTCATGGAGGACGTTCGCCAAGCCTGGCAAGATCAACACGATGAAATCCGCCAAGGGATTGAGGAGGAGCTCGGCCGATGGCAAGGGCGATCGGCGAGTGACGCAAAGAGCGCCCTCAAGGCTCGAGCGAAGTACGAGGAGGAGCGCGATCGCGGCGAGGTCACAACCGAACGGCTCACAAGTGCCGATGACGCGGTTGATTCGACCGTTAAGAAAATCATCAAGAGCAATCGCGATCTCCCGGACATGGAATTGCGAAGTCGGGCCGATGAGATTGTGCAGCGGGTGCTCGGATCGCCGGACGGTCGATTGCCGTATGAGATGGCAACCGGCGGGCCCGCTGCCAAAGTCGGCTATGGCAATCGTGAGATCGACCTCTCGGAACCGGCTCGAGGGTCGCTCGCCAAGCGAGTGTTCAATATCCCGGATGAGTTAATCCAACCGTGGCTCGTCAACGACGTTGAGCACCTCGTTAACGCACACATGCACACGGTCGTGCCGGATGTCCTGCTTACGGAACGGTTCGGCGACGTTGGAATGCAGAATGAGTTTCGCAAGGTCGAGGACGAGTTTGCCGGCAAGATTGCCGCCTCGGACGATGCCGATGAACGTCTCAAGTTAGGCAATCAACGTGAGACTGTATTGCGCGACTTGGCCGCAGTTCGCGATCGCATCCGTGGGCTGTACGGGGCGGAAGCCTATAAGAATATGCCCAACGCGGCGCGGATCGCCTCGGCTCTGAAAAACTACAACGTGCTCGCCTCGATGGGCGTGGCAACAATGTCCTCGTTGCCGGACATGGCCGGCGTCGTCTTTCGCTTCGGGCTGCAAGCGGCGCTCGGCGACGCCTATACGCCATTCATCTCCTCGCTGATGCGAGGCAGCGGCGAGCTCCCGGGGGAAGCCTTTCGCCAATTAAAGGCGATGGGTGTCGCGGTCGAAATGGTCACCTCGGCGCGGGCGCATTCGATGGCCGATGTCATGGATCAGATGCGGCCTAAGTCGCGGTTTGAGCGAACGCTGCAATGGGGTGCCGACAAGTTCCAATTTGCCAACGGTCTCTCGCCCTGGACCGACATGATGAAAACGATCGCCGGCACCGTCGCGATGCAGGAGCTCGCCATTATGTCGGAAGCTCATGCCGCCGGCACCGCCTCCGCGCGTGAGCTCGCAATCCTCGGCGAGAACAATATCACCCAACAGATGGCCGGCCGGATCGCAAAGCAGTATCGGGATAGTCAACAGGTGATCGACGGGGTTGCGCTGCCGAATACCCGGGATTGGACGGACCAAGCGGCGCGAGAGGCTTTCGAGGGTGCGGTCAACCGCGAGGCCGACATAGCCGTGGTGACGCCTGGTCAAGAGCGCCCGCTGATTATGTCGAACCCGGTGCTCAGTCCCCTAGTGCAGTTCAAGAGTTTCGTCGCCGGATCGCATCAACGGATCCTGCTCGCCAATTTGCAGCGGCATGACGCGCAAGTGCTGCAGGGCGTCGTTTCATCGCTCGGCCTGGGGATGTTGTCGTACAAACTGAATGCGCTAACCGGCGGGCAGCCTACGTCGGATAACCCGGGGGATTGGATCAAGGAAGCGATGAGCCGCGGCAACCTGCTCGGCTGGTTTGAGGACGGCAATGCGCTGGCTGCCAAAATGAGCCGCGGCCAGGTCGATGTCTATCGGGCGCTCGGAACCCAAAAGCCGCTATCGCGCTACGCCGGCCGCAACGTCATGGATCAGTTGCTCGGCCCAACAGCCGGCAAGGTGGAGAACCTGCAGCGGATTACAGGCGCAGCATTCTCGGGGGATTGGAATGAGGGCGACACAAAAGCCGTCCAACGCCTGCAGATCTTAGGCAATCTCGTCTATCTGCGCGGCTTGTTTAATGAAGTCGCGGACGGCGCCAACAACGCCTTCGGCATTCCGGTGACGAGTCGCCCGCAGTGATTAGCGTTTGCTCGCCGGCTTCGCTGCGGCCGGGGCGGGGGCGGCCTTTTCCGGCGGCGGCTCCTCGGGAGGCTTCAAACTCTCGCCGGTATGGCTCTCGGGACTCCAAGTGATAGTGCCGGTGGGCTCGCCGGTTGGATCCGTCAACTCGAGGTCAGTGCTGCCGCTGCCGATCTTCTGCGCGGCTTGCATGAGCATCCCCGCAACGTGCTGTCGTTCCGAATGAGAGGTCTCACCGTAGTTCGTCATTTCCGGATTGTCGGTAGTTAGGTCAATCGCAACGACGCAATCCTGCGCCGAGTGTTTGGGTTTGGCATTGCTCATACTTCTTCTCCTTCGACAAATTCCCAATCGACGCGGCCTAAGCCATCAATCCCGATTGCTTCCGCCAATGCCGGCGACAAGTCGATTGCCGCCTCGTTGTTCGGAATCTGACCCTGGCGGGGACCGCTCGGCAAAGGCTGATGTTCGCGATAGCAAGTGACCGAGATTGCTTCGGCGTCACCGTAACAGTACGCGGTATCGTCTACCATCCAAGGGCCCTTGTCCCGAATCCGGCCTATCTCGCTCTCGCCGGTCGCTCGATTGTAGACGCGCACGCCGCGCAGCCGCGCGTCCTCGTCGGACACGTTGACCGGGATGGCGACATAAAATTCGGTGTCGTCCAAAAACTCTCCGTTGCCAGCGCTATCGTAAGGCGGATAGGCGCTATGGTTTGGATCGCTTTCGCCGCCGAATACGCTCGCCATGACGTCGCGGTGGTTAGCTTGGATCTCAGCGGCCGGCGGGGTAGGTGGCTTGCTGTGAAATTCCTCGCCCTGGATAACCAGGGTTACGTCGCCGGTCATGCCAATGGTCAGATCGACAACATGCTCACAGAGCCTATGTCCGCGCACGCGCGTGCCGTTGATGATGATGGTTACGTCGCCCCTGATCGCAGCCGCGATGTCAACCCGGTTCTCGCCGCTTGGTAGCGGGGGCTCGACCGGCGGCTCTATCGGCTCGGGCGGTTCCACAGGCTCTCCGATTTCCTTGCCGGCAATGCTTTCCGCGAGGGCTAGACACGCGCCATCGAACTCCACCGAATAGTTGTCGCAGTCTATTTTGGCGTCTACGAATACCGTCTCCACCAAGATCGCATCGGCTCGGCACCCGTTGATGAAGGCTAGGTCACTCCGCGGCTTTGCCCCTCGGTTCGGTAGGCTCATGGCGTTAGCCATGGTCGCCGCGATCTTGGCCGACAATGCGGCGGTGTCGTCATTCGTCGGGTAGTGCAGGCACTCACACCCCATCGGTTTTGTGGTGGTGACTTGGTAAGCGTTGAAATGTATGGAGCAGTCTAGCTGATGCTCGCCCCTGGCCGCATTGTTGTGCCATGCCACTATGCGGTCGAGGTTTTCTGCCTGACTTTCCGAAACGTCGTCCCACCAAGTTTCTGCTTCAATGCCGGCCTGGCGCAGATATTCGGCGGTTTTGGTGACGACGCGCCTGGCCTCATCAACCTCGTTCAATCCCCAAGGGCTAGGTCCGACTGCGCCTTGCACATCCTCGGCATGGCCGGCGCTGATGCAAACTTTCATTTCTTGCCCTCGCAAGCTGGAATGTCCCAACTCTCAATTTGCTGGCGCGCGTGCAAGTAAGCGCGCGAGCCAATCCAAACGCCATTAGCGGCCCGCGACGGGTTCACGCCGCCGTCGCTGATCCATACTCCCATTATTTTTTCTACATGCTGACGCAAGGCGTTTTCCAGCCCTGCCAACACCGTACCGCGTACTTGTTCGCGCACGCCCGAATCGTCCGAACATAGCGGCCCGATAGTCGTCGCAAATTCTATTTTGCCCTTGTCATAAGCGAGTGGCGCGCCGAGAGCGGGAGTGAACCAATAAACCAGCACGCCGCCAATGATCCCAAGCGCCAACAATGCGACAAGCAAGGCAGTGCCAATCCGCCAATCCTTGCGAAAGGAGTCGCTCATCGCGATACCGTTACCGATAAGTTTCATGTGAAACTAATCGGCAGCGGCGCACGCGCAACGCACCGCAAGAATTGACAACGAGGGTTATAAAAGTCCCTATTGTCCCTCCTTAGACCCGCGAAGGCCTGCGAAGATCCGCGAAGGCCTCTTGCGTCCCCAAACGGGAAACCGCACTGCGCTATGTGTTTGATCTACAACAAGTCAATGCTACGGAACTGATATCAGAGGTTCTATTATTATCAAATACTTAGACCCTAAATGTTACCGATCAGTAACAGGGTGTTTGTTCTGCGGCTGTTCACGGGTTCCCGATGCCGGAATCCGGCACCGAAACGCTCATAATCCAGCCTATGATGAAGGCCACGCGGGACGGGCGCGACCCGTCTGCCTCACCGGACTAACTAGGATTTCGGTGTCGGCGGCCACGCCCTAGTAAGGCCCCGGCGTCCCGCCGGCTGCCGCGTGAAGTGCGGCGCGGAACGATCCCTGGCCAGAGACCGCCCCGCGCCTAACGGGCAAGCTGGACGCGGTGAAAGTATCCAGCCGAACGGGGAGCTACCCCGGCCCGTTTTAGCGGAACCCTTCAATAAAATCGCGCGCTCCTCGCTCGTCGTGCTGAATTATGTAAAATATTCCAAGCATCGCCATCTTCTCGCCAATCCCGCGCGTCTCCGGGTGCTTGCCCAAATCCGACAGCATTGACGTGATCGCCTCGGCAATATCGCCCGTGTTCAAATGATCCCGCGCCCGCCGCTTGCACTCCGCAATATGCTCCTCCCGCGTTCTCATGCGGATAGCCTCTCCTTGGCGCGCAGCTTGCGCACGATAGCATCGTGGCCGGCCTTGGCGTCATCCCAGGTCGTATAGCGCCGCTGGTACTGATCCTCGGGCCCGCCAAAGACCATTGTCTCAAACATGACGCGCGGGCCTCGCCAGCCGAAATTGTGGTCGATCCCCAGGAAAACCGTGCTGACGTGAGTTTCCGAATTGGCTTCGCTCCACGCAACGAGGCGGTTGTCGATCCGCTCAAACCATTCGGCCCAAGTGTATAGGTCAACCGGCACCGGCTGATGGTCGGCGTCGAGAATGAAAAACTCGCCCTCGAGATTGAATTTCATTGTGGCGGCTTGTGACACGGCAGCTTGACGGAGCGGGGGTCATCAACTCTGCCTGCGGTAGTTATCATCGCGTTTGCGCCGCATGTCCGGCATTCGACTAGGTACATGCCGCAACGCGGTGCAGGATACGGCAGCGGGGAGAAGCAACTCAATCGGCCATCGCTGCAATCGACATCAACGCCTTTCGGATGGTCCGGATTAGGCGGGCATTGTGGCTCGCGCTCGCGGTCTATCCAATGGATTTGAAAATTGGCTGTCATGCGCGGCCTTCTATTTCGGGCTGTCCCTCGAAGCGTTTGATCTGCTCTTTGAACAGCGTCACGATGTCTTTGCGGTCGGCGCCGTTGCTGATGTAATTGCAGCGGCCGTGCTGCTCGCCAAACTCAAAAACCAGCAACACAAATCCGACTTTGCGCTTGCTGCCTTTCACAGTGCCGTTGAAAAGCTTATCGAGTCCGCTCGCAACCGCATTCATATCGTCGATGTACTGCGGTTCGATCGGTTCGTCGCCTAATCGTTCGGTCATTACTCCTCCTGTTCGTATTGTTCTTTCTCGAGTTTCTCGGCCAGGTCTTGCATCTTGCGGAGCTCCTGCAGGGTCTTGAGCACGTCACGCATACGGTCGAGGTGCATGTCCGCAAGTGATCCTCGTATCTTGCCGGCGCGCACCCAACGCGGATAGAGCTCCTCGCGATATTTGATCTCGCGCTCTACCTCGGCAATCTGCGCGTCGAGGCTACTCATGTTCAACCTCAGTTTAGCTTGGGTGGTTCTTTATGTCTGTCGAGCACCATTTTCTTAGCCTCGGAATACGAGAGCGAAGGATTTGATTGTTGCAGTTCTTCAATCTCATCGGTGAGTTCCGCCATATAATCGAGAACGCTCGCTATGCGAGGAGGTGTAAGGTCGTCGCGCAGAAACGCTCCCATGATCCGAACCACATATCCAAAAATCGGATCGGCTAACGCGGCCCTCAATGCTGCCGCTTCGTTCTCATCTTTGACTTCGATTTGGATCTGCATTTTGTGTCTTTCACTTTGCGTGACCGTTTGATTTTCGTTTGACCCACACTCGTTGATAGCCGATTGCACGGCCGGCGGCCTCGAGCGTGGCGTTAGTCGGCCGCTTGGTCACACCGAAAAACCACGCGCGCATACATGAGACAGTCGGCCCGCCCTCCTCGGTGATCTGCGCAAGCGCTTTGTGATCGAGGCGGTTCTGATTGTTGGCGCGCTGAATGACCGTGCGCAATTCATCAATCGCCGGATCCTTGTCGCGGAACATATAGCTTTTATAGAGGCGCAAGCTGCTCATGCTGAGGCTCCTTTCGATTTGCTCTTGGCCTTAGCCTTCGGCGGCATGATCTTGTAGCGAACATATTTGTTGTTTTCTGCTGGTATGGCTTTCAACAATCCAAAACTCCGCGCTTGCGCTAAAGCATTGCTGTAACCACCTTCCGCAAAACCTGCCTCGACCATGATTGCCTTCATGTCAGTAGCCCCAACGTCTTTTAGCTTGCGCTTTTGGATCCCGGCCATGAGTGCCTCAACGGCTGACCCGTTTGCTTGGCGCAGCGTGCCGCCAGCTTTCTTGACGTTGGCGACCGGGACGGCGCTTACCTGATAGGCCTTGCCGTTCAGCGCATTCAGAATTTCCGCGAGACGCTTGTCATCGCAAAAGCATTCGATGCGAAACATAGTTGTTCTCCTTTCGCCCTCCGCAAATGAAACCGGCGGCAACGGGGATTGTGCTGACCCGTGCCGCCGGCCCTTCCGTTGG